TGGAAGTCAAAATCGTCAGCTGCTGCCACAAAAACATTAACGTCAACATTATTCGCAACGTTATTTGGATTCTTGAGCGGTACGGCTACACGAATCGAGAAACAACCAACGACATAGTCCATTGAACGGACATAGCCCTCGGTTGGAACATCAGCCAAACCTTCTCCATTCCAAACTCGCTTCCAAGGAGTGTCAGAGTGAAAAGGAATACGAACCTCAATAGTGTTATTCGTATTTCTCACTGTCTGAGAGTTAACATACTGCGACATAGCAGTTGAATAGTCAGATGGAACGGTCGTTGTTCCCGGATGATTACAGAAATCAAGACGACCCTCGTGGAAAGCGGTACCTACAACCTGAAAGAAGTAGACAAGGCCACCACGCCAATAACTAAACAAATTGCCAAGAAAAACCAGTGGTACGGGGTCGAAAACTGTCGGAACAGACTCAGACAAAAGATGCATTGGTGACGATACTTTAGAATAAAGCACTGTACCAACGCCATCCGTTGAAGACCAATTAAACGTCTCCAGAAAAGTCGCCTTCTTGAGAATGAACTTCATGTCCATCTCATCGACCGTAGTACCAAACTGATCAGTAGTGATATATTGAGCCGACGGTTCTGCTGTCATTCGCTCAACTTTCTCAATACCTCTCGTCGCAGACATATACTGGGCATCCTTAGAAACCAATGGTTCCGGAAAGTCCGTAACTGCTGGCTTATCCAGACACACACCAGCCAACATACCCGTTATCTCCTTAGGCAACACATCCTCAGCAAGCTTATCCAACTTGGAGCCAACAGCAGCACCAGCGCTTCGAAAAACGCCAGACTGTTCTTCAGCTTCCACTCTCTTACGAATTGGGATCACATTCTTAGGCAAATAAGACGCCGCTCGATTTGATCTAAGCAGTATCGGTTCACCTAAAGTGACCTTTGTTCGAGGCTTGGGAGTTGGTGGACATGAAACATCATCCCATCCATCAGATTCCTCACCATGGCCTGCAGAGTGATAATTC